ACCCGAGTAGATCCGCCAGTGTTAGAAAGTCTGTTGACTTGCTTATGCACATCAGGATGTTTGGTGATTGCAAAATCAAGCTGTGCACTTTGTTCTTTTAGTTCAGCTTGTTTTGCTAGATTCTTTTTCTTCTCCATCAAAAGTTGAGGTAGAGATAGCGTAGAATAGTCTTTCATATAAGGCTCCATTTTTTAAATACAAGATAGATGATACGCCTATGAAAAATATTGTCAACACTTTTGTAATAAAATTCTTTACTTATTGTAAAGAGCAATGTTAAGATGATATTTGGTATGAGTTAATGAAGTTATATATCAAATATAAAACTCCTCACTCAACCCCTATAAGAGCATTAACTTATACCATTCTATATAAGGAGAACTATGGAACTTAAAGACTACATTGTTAAAAGAGGTGAGGATAAGTTAGCCAAAGACTTAGGTGTATCTATTGATACTGTTAGATCTTGGCGATACGGAACCAGGCAACCCTCAGTCAATCAAGCTAAGAAACTTATTAAGATGACAGGCTATGCTTTAGGTTGGGAAAACATTTATGGATCAGTAGACGAATGCCAATAGAAATAAAACCAAACACAGTCGGACAAGACATAGCCAATGATGAGCGTAAAGATATGCTCATGTCATATCATGAAAATAATTTTCATCTAATACCATGCGGATCTACAAACGACATCATACCTGAATACTTTAAAAGCAGACATCCCTTTGAAGACGATATGGTTTTACAAAAGCGTTGGTCAAAAACACCAAGAGTAAAATGGGCTGACTATATAGAGAAGCAACCTACTCTTAATGAAGTCAAGCAATGGTATCTACAATTTAAAGATTGCAACTGGGCTGCTATCACAGGCGTAACATTTATAGTGCTAGATGCAGACACCCAAGAGGCATGTGATTTTTGTGAGTCAGGTCAGATAACAAGAACAATGTTAAAACAAAAGACACCTCGTGGTGGCTATCATTACTTCTATGCTATCAATGATGATCTAAAGATAAGAAACACTACAGGTAAATTAGATATAAGAGGAGAGGGTGGCTATGTCATGGTCAGTCCTTCTGTTAATTATCAGTTTGAAGTAGTCGAAGGAGCTGTCGTAGATTCACTTGATGATTTACCTACTCTTAGTAGTCAAGACATGAATATTATTTATGACTATAACAACACAGGTAAGATCAACACAGAAAGTAAGACACCACTAACAACAGATGGTGTGCAAACAGGAATGCGAAACGACACCCTTGCTAGGCTAGTAGGTAAATGGATACTAGAAGGTTGGGGCATGAGAGAAGTTGTAATCAAAGCATTGGATTGGAATCAAACAAACAACCCACCTATGAGTGTGCAAGAAGTATTAAATACAACTCAAAGCATTTGTGCTGGACACTTGAAAAGAAATCCTGAAGAAGAAAGCGGTATACAAAAATGGAATACAAGTCAGTGGCAGATACAATTAACAGATGATTTAAAAGAAATTATGGATCAAGAAGATCCTATAGTAAAAGCTAAGGATGATATACAAAGCGATCCTCTTGGACTCAAATCATTTAACGATCCCTTTTGGGATTCAATGGACAGCAGTAGGATTGAGCAGTATTGGGGAGATGCTTTTGTCTTTGAACAATCCAGAGTCTTACTGCTAGGTAAACCAAAGATAGGTAAGTCGCATTGGCTAGGAGCATTCGCGGCAGCAGCTACTACAGGCACAGACTTTATGGGTATGAGTTTCTCAAGACCTATCAAAGTAATGTGGCTACAAGCAGAGATCATTCATGAGTTCTTAAAGAAAAGAATTGAGATGTATTATCAACCCTATCATCATGATCCTGAACTATACAACTTAGGTAAGTCAAACCTTATAGCATCAGGTAGATTAAGAAAGAACATCATGAGGGACAGCGACATAGATGCTATCGCAGAGAGTATAGAGTTTCATAAACCAGACTTGGTAATGATAGATCCTATTATTAATTTCTTTAGTGGAGAAGAGAACTCCAACTCAGAGATACATGAGATGTTATCAAGAGTAGATAAACTTATTGAACTATATAAAGTAGCAGTGATCATTGCTCACCATACTGGTAAAGAAAGGGCAGATGATTTGTCGTTCATGTCAGCTAGGGGTGGTAGTGCTTTCGCTGGGTGGATGGATTCAGGTGTTAAGCTGTCGGGTAAGAAACCAAACATAACATTATTCTATGAAGCTCGTAATGCAAGAGAACCTGATCAGCATCTAGCATACTTTGATTTTGAAAAAGGATACTTCAAGGTAGTAGATGCACAAGACAGTCCTGATGAGGTAGAGATTGCAAGAGTAGTAGCATCAGGTATGAGTAAACAAAAGTTTTATACAAGACAAGAACTAGAACTATTAGCAAGAGAAACTCTTAAAGAAAATGAGATGGCATCAGGAGAGAGGGCCGCTCGTTATGCAGTAAGTTATGTGCAGAAGTATCTAGGCGAAAGAGTAAAGAATCATAACGTACCTGGTAAGAATACTTGGTATTATTTAGCAGACAATGAAATGAAACGACCTTGGAAAGATGATTAAGATAGATAAAGAATCATTAAATGAAGCTATGAATGATGTCAGCATAGGATTGATTATGTCCTTTCCGATTAGCTTTGGTTTGCTTAGTCTGTGTAAATACTTAGAGGTAAGTCTTGTAGCTACATCTGTAATACAAGTATCAGTGTTTACTTTGGTAGCAGTTGTAAGAAAGTATATGGTAAGAGTTTATTATAAGGAGAGAGGGTGATTGAGCTACCTAATAAAAAATACAACATAATATACGCTGATCCGCCGTGGCAGTTTAAATATCAATCGAAAAAAAGAACTGAGGGCACATCAACAGATGCTAATATTCGTGATCCACAAAAAGAATACGCTTGCATGGATATCCAAGATATATACGATTTACCAGTGCAAGATATAGCAGATGATGATTGTGTACTTTTTATTTGGGTTACCTACCCTTTATTAAAAGAAGGGTTGCAAACTATAGAAGAGTGGGGATTTACTTACAAAACGTGTGGTTTTAGTTGGGTTAAAAAAAACAAAAAAGCAGATAGTTTCTTTTGGGGTTTAGGTTATTGGACAAGAGCAAACAATGAGATATGTTTGTTAGCTACTAAAGGTAAGCCTAAAAGAGTTTCTAAGTCAGTGCACCAAATTGTTTATGAGCCTATTGATAAACACTCAAAAAAGCCAGGCGTTGTAAGAGAAAGCATTGTAGAACTTTGTGGCGACCTGCCTCGTATTGAACTGTTTGCAAGAAAACAAAATGATTTGTTCGGTGATGAAACATTTAAAGGGTGGGATGTCTGGGGAAATGAAATATGAAGATAGATATATACGCAGGAGATTGTCTTGATTCGTTAAAACAACTAAAAGATCAAAGCATACATACCTGCATAACAAGTCCGCCATACTTTGCACTAAGAGATTATGGTGTTGAAGGACAGCTTGGTTTAGAAGAAACTCCTAAAGAATTTGTAGATAACCTGGTTAATGTATTTAAAGAAGTAAAGCGTGTCCTTCGTGATGATGGCACAGTATGGTTAAACATAGGTGATAGTTACGGAGCTCAGAACGGCAAAGGATTTAATACTAATGCAATTTCAGGATCAACGAATAGATCAACAGAGATGCAAAAGAAGTACGGAAACATATCAAGTCATAGCACTATGAAGGAAAGAACAGGACTGCCACCTAAAAGTCTTATCGGTATACCTTGGCGTGTTGCCTTCGCTATGCAAGATGATGGTTGGATACTAAGGCAAGACATAATATGGAACAAACCTAACCCAATGCCAGAGAGTGTAAAGGATAGATGCACTAAGGCACATGAGTATATATTCTTATTCAGTAAGAGTAAGAAGTATTACTTTGATAACGAAGCAATCAAAGAAGAATCAGTGACAGTCAACTCCAAAGGAGAAAGAGGTAAGCCTAACAGTGCAAAGAATGTAGGCAAGTCAACTGAAGGCATAGATGGATTCGATGTAAGAGGTGGCTTTAAAGACATGGGAGCTTATGAAAAGAGAAACAAAAGATCAGTATGGACTGTAGCAACAAAGCCTTTTGCCGAAGCTCACTTTGCAACCTTTCCTCCAGACTTGATCGAGCCGTGTGTATTAGCTGGTTGTCCTGAAGGTGGCACAGTATTAGATCCTTTTGGTGGTAGTGGCACAACAGCAGAGGTATCCAATGCTCATGCTAGAGACACAGTTTTATGTGAGCTCAGTGATGATTATATAGAGATAGCAGTGAAGAGATTGACAAACATGTTTACAGATATAAATATAATTAAGGAGAGAGACAATGACTGAATGGCATGGTGGAAAAGGTAGTCGTGATCGTACTAGAGATCGTGATAAATTTAATGAGAACTTTGATAGAATCTTTGGTAAGAATAGAGATAAAGGAGAGAAAAAGAAACAAATGTC